TAGCCAAAGGACTAACAGAAGAACAGAAACAAGAGTTTATTGTTAAAGACAATGTGGGTTTCGGAGAGTGGGATTGGAGTATATTAGCTAATGAATGGGATAATACAAAGCTAGGAGATTGGGGAATGGACGTATGGCAACCTGAAAAAGAAGTTGATTATTCTATATTAGATGACATAGACTTAGGTTCAACTTTAGATGATAAAACCTCAGCAGTAAAAAGAGGGATAGTAGTAGAGTTTGAAGCAGATAACTATGATGAAGCTAACGACCTAATTACACAGGCAAGGAAAGATGGAAAAAATGTAGGTATGATTGTTCTTAATGCTTTCAGGAATTTATGATACCAATTTACATACCATCATATAACAGGGCAGAAACAATATGCACAACAAAATGGTTAGACGAAGACAATATACCTTATAAGGTTTTATTACACACAGAGAAATGTAAAAGTGATTATATCAAAGCAGGTGTTGTTAAGGAAAAAAACATAATAGTAACCAACGCAAAAAAAGGTATAACTAATCAAAGGAATTGGATAATCAATAATTTAGCAGAGTTAGGTAAATGGTATATATCTTTTGATGACAACATTAGAACATTCAAAAGGGTAAACGATAAATATTATTTTGATAAGAAAAAAATTGATGTCAATCATAAAGAGATAACTCAAAAAACATTTAACCAAGAAATGAGTGCAAAAGAATATATAGATTTATTATATAAAGATATAGAAATTGCAGAAAGCATTAAAGCTGAATACATTGGTTATGCAACTGTTGATAATTACTTTTTTAATTCTAAAAAATATAAAAATGTTGGGTATGTTATATCTAAGGCAGTAGCAATTAAATATCAGGGATTAACTTATGATGAAAATGTAGAAGCTATGGAAGATTTTTGTTATTGTGCTGAACAATTAATAAAAAACAACTGTGTTCTTATAAATGCTTGGATTAAACCAAAAGCAGGTCATTATGAAAAAGGTGGTATAGGAACTTATGATGAAAGAGTAGAAAGAAAAATAATTGATTGCGAATATCTGATGAACAAATATCAAAATTTTTTTAGATATAAAAAGAAAAAAGGTTGCCACCCAAAAGCAGAATTACAAATCAGATTTAACAACCCTAAACAAATAATAGAATGGAAAAAATCAAATTAGAAAAAGTAGAACACAATAGAAAGGTAGGAAAAAGATGTGAATACATAGAACCTAACGTAAAAGAAGATTGTTTATTAGAATCAGATGGGGTAATAATAGGCTTTTATATTAAAGATGTAAACAAGTACAGTAAAAAGCTAGGGGCATTGATAGATATAGCTAACAAAGAGTTTAAAAGTGATAATGTGCCTAAGTCATTATTAGAAAGAAGTGATGTTTTTGCTAATAAATATAAAAAAGGAATGACACGAAAAGAAGCTAAAGCAATGGGAACTGTACAGATGAGTTCTATACTTGGCTCAATACCACCTAAACCACATATGCGAAGACCTTACCCATCAATATCTTCAGTACACAGAGAACCAAAGGCAAAGACATTTATCAAGGCAATGTGGGGAGCCTGTGTTGAAGCTGAAAAGATAGTGAAAGAATTAACTCCTGAAATATACGACAGGCAAATAGAACTGTTTAAAGAAATAAAAAAAGACTGGAAGTTTGGAAATATGTTTACAAGCAGTATATCTAATTTTAACATATCAGCACCATTTCACAGAGATACAGGAAACTTAGAAGGAACAGTAAACATAATCCTCACAAAAAGAAACAATGCTAATGGTGGTTGTTTAAACGTACCTGACTATAATGCAACATTTGAACAGGCTGATAACTCAATGCTAGTATATCCTGCTTGGAGAAACGTACACGGAGTAACACCAATTAAACCAATAGCTGATGATGGTTATAGAAACTCATTAATATTCTATCCATTAAAAGCATTTAAAGGAATATAATATGAACAAAGATAGACACATAAAAAAGGAAAGTATTTTAAAAGCATTGGAAAAGTCTTTAGGGGTAGTGACAGTTGCCTGTAAATCTTCTGATGTTCCACGTTCAACATATTACAAATGGTTAAACGAAGATGAGGAATTTGCTAAGGCAGTAAAAGACATTGAGAACATAGCATTAGACTTTGGGGAAAGTCAGTTACACAAGCAGATAGGAGATGGAAACACCTCGGCAACTATTTTCTTTTTAAAGACAAAGGGTAAGAAAAGAGGATATGTAGAACGTAACGAACTAGATTTAACATCAGGAGATGAACCAATTAAAATTAATGTAAATATAAAAGGGGTTGAATATTGATACTGAATTTACTGTCACACAAGGACAGGCGATAGAATATCTATTTGACAACAAAACAACAGAAGTATTATTTGGTGGTGCAGCAGGTGGTGGTAAGTCTTGGGTTGGTTGTAGTTGGTTGATTCTTTTATGTATTAAATACCCTAAGACAAGATACTTAATGGGCAGGTCTAAGTTAGATAGTTTAAAAAAGACCACTCTAAATACTTTCTTCGAAGTATGTCAGACTTGGGGTATCTTAGCTAATAAGCACTATAACTTCAATGCAGGTTCTAACATCATTAAGTTTTATAACGGAAGTGAGATAATACTTAAAGACCTTTTCCTTTACCCATCAGACAGGAACTTTGACAGTTTGGGTTCACTTGAAATTACTGCTGCTTTTATAGATGAAGCAAATCAGATAACAGAAAAAGCTAAGAACATAGTAGCATCAAGAATGAGGTATAAATTAGACGAATATGGTATTATACCTAAATTGTTAATGACTTGTAACCCTGCTAAGAATTGGGTATATACTCAATACTATAAACCTGCAAAGGAAGGTGTAGAAAAACCCCACAGAAAGTTTATACAAAGCCTTGTAGATGACAATCAATTTATTTCAAAGCATTACAAATCACAACTACTCACTTTAGATGAATTAAGTAAACAAAGATTACTATTTGGTAATTGGGAATATGATGCTACTAACGATAACTTAATAGAATATGATGCTATACTTAACTTATTTAGTCAGTTTGGGAAAGAAGGCGATAAATACATCAGTTGTGATGTTGCACGATTTGGAAGCGATAAAACAGTTATAATGTATTGGGAAGGGCTTCATATCATAAAAATAAGAACGTTGCTTAAATCGGCTGTAAATGAGGTTGTTGAGGAAATTAGAAGGTTACAACAACAATATGCAGTTAAACTAACAAATATTATAGTTGATGAAGATGGTGTGGGTGGTGGTGTTAAAGATTATATGCGTTGCCGAGGTTTTGTAAATAACTCAAAGGCAATCAAAGGAGAAAACTATCAAAACTTAAAAACTCAATGCTATTATAAATTAGCTGACTTAGTAAATACTGCACAAATTGGTATTGAATGTCCTGATATAAATATTAAAAACCAAATCATTGAGGAGTTAGAGCAGGTAAGGACAAAAGATGCAGACAAAGACAACAAGCTAAAGATAATACCTAAAGAAACTGTAAAAGACATAATAGGTCGTTCGCCTGACTATTCTGATGCCTTAGCTATGAGAATGTTTTTTGAGTTAGATGCTAATTACGGTAGGTATTTTGTTCAATAAAAAAGGTGCAATCCCTAAGAACTGCACCCTTAATAAACAAAAACTTTATTGAAAACGAGGTCAAATATACGATTTTAAACTAAATAACCAAAAATTCTATTATATAATATGCGATTACAAATAAATAAAGATGGCAAGGAGAGTGTTTACACACTAATCAACAGTTGGAATGATGTAACACTTGAAAAGTGGGTAAGGCTAATCAATAATAAAAACGAATCTAAGAGCGAGGAAGCTATACACACAATAAATGTTTTATCAGATATACCAAGAAAGTTAGTAAAAGAATTAGGTATAAATGATGTGGCTAATATATTGCAACGTATTTCTAAAATGCAGGAAGAAACAAGTAGTAAATTAAAAAAGATAATTAAAGTAAATGATATTGAATATGGTTTTCACCCAAACCTTGAGGAAATCACATTAGGCGAGTATGCAGATATAGAAATGTCTCTTAAAAATGGTATTGAAACAAACTTACCTAAGTTAATGGCAGTACTTTATAGACCTATTATAGAAAAAGATGAGGGTAGTTATTCTATTGAAGCTTATGGAGTTAGTGATATGCGAATGAGGGCAAAGAAGTTTGAGAAAATGAAAGCAGAAGATGTTAATAATGCTCTGGTTTTTTTTTGGACTTTAGGGAAAGAACTGTCAATGATTTTGCCGCAGTATTTAATGGAACGCAGTCAGGAGATACTGAACAAAGTACAGATGAACAATTCGCAGACAAGTGGGGTTGGTTTGGGGTAATGTATAGATTAACTAATGGAGAGATAATAAATTTAGAAAGAATAACTAATTTAAGTTTGTATGAATGTTTGACTTGGCTAACGTATGAAACAGATTTAAACGAAACTAAAGCAGTACAGAAATGACATATTTTAAAGATTATAACAACACAATAGACACTTTAAAAAAATTAGGTGCTAATCATTTTCAAATCAAAACTGTATCATCAGGTGATATATATGAGATAGACTTAGAAAAAAACACAATGTACCCATTGATGCATATTAACCCTGTAAATGCTATAGCAGGTACGCACGAAATGACTTTAAACTTTCAGATATTTATTATGGACTTAGTGTTTCCTGACCAATCAAATGAACAGGAAGTGTTATCAGATTGCCTACAGATTTGTAATGACCTAATAGGAACGTTTAAAAATGGGGAAAGCCTTTTATTGTCTAATCAAGGTGTTAATGCTATACCTAAATACTTTACTGATGGAGATATAACTTTAGAACCATTTACAGAAAGATTTGACAGTTCAGTAACAGGTTGGGTATTTACCTTGCCGATAATAATAGAGAATGAATATAACACTTGTATAGCACCACAATTAACTACAGATGCAATACAATAATGTTTAAATTTAGAATAGGAAAATTAACAATACAACTAATACCACCAAAGATAAGTTATGAATTATGAAGATTTAGTAGAGAAGTTAGAAGCGATTAGTATAGAATTAGAAACATATAATGACTATCCTGATTCAGCCAGTAACAATGCAAAAAAAGCAATAGAATGGAAAAAGAAAAATGGTAGTGATTGTGGAACTAGAGTTGGTTGGACTAGGGCATCACAATTAGCAGGTAAGAAAAATATAAGCAGAGATACCATAGCACGTATGGCTTCATTTAAAAGACATCAACAACATAAAGGTGTGCCTTACTCACAAGGTTGTGGTGGAATTATGTGGGATGCTTGGGGTGGTACATCAGGAATAGAATGGGCAATTAATAAATTAAAAAAAATAGATAAATAAAATGGCAGATTTAACAACAACAATAAGTGAATCGGTAGTATTGAATGGTGCAGTTAGAGGAACAACAAACACAGTAACAACTACAGGAATAAATAACGTATATGAAAGAATTGTAACTTGCACTACAGGACAAACTACTTTTTTAGCAGCTTTTGATACTAACTCTTATGGTTCAGCAGTTCAGATAGACAAAGAAGATGTAAGATATATTAGAGTAACTAACTTAGATGCTACTAACACTTTAGAATTAGCAGTAGTTGGTGCAGCTACATTATACCAAGTATTAATAAAAGCAGGTCAGTCGCATATACTATGTGCAGCAGAAGATGTTATGTTAGCAGAAGCTGATACATCTCCTAGCTTTGGTACTATGGCTGACTTAACTAACTTACAGGTTAAACCTGCTGCTACTTTAGATGTTGAGATATTTGTAGCTAGTGTATAATGATAGCATTAGAACGATACTTAAATAGTTTCGGTAAGAGTGTAGTAAATAAGTCTAAGGGGATACTTAAAAGAAAAAAGAAAGTAGTTACAGGTGCTTTAATGAACTCTATTAACTATAAAATTGTAAAGACAACACAGGGTTATGATGTGCAGTTTAGTATGCTTGACTATGGTAATTTTATGGACAAAGGTGTTTCAGGTGCAGGTGGAGAAATAAAGACAGGAAAAAACAAAGGGCAATATTCAGGCATAAGAAATTTTACAGACTATAAAGGAATAACACAAAAAAGCCCATATAGTTATAAAAGTAAAATGCCACCAACTAGAGCCTTAGACAAGTGGACTGTTATGCGAGGAATAGCACCAAGAGATGCTAGGGGTAGGTTTATGACAAGAAGTAGTTTAAAATTTGCTATAGCTAAGTCAATTTATATTAAAGGTGTAGAGGGTATTAGTTTCTTCCAAAAACCTTTAGGGTTAGAATTAAGAGGGTTTTCAGCAGAGATAGGTAAAGCAGTTAAACAAGACATATTAAATAATTTAAGAAAATGAGTTTAGTAATAGAACAAAGACCATTATACAGAACAATGCCTGTTGGTCAAGACATAATATTTGCAGTATCAGAAAATGATATAGTTGCTAATAAATTTAGAGTAAAGTTTGTTGCAGAAATGTTTGTTGCTGATAGTCTTTCAGGAACATTTAATGTATTAAGCAGGGTAAACACTTTAAAAGTTACACCTAATAACAAAGGGGTAGGTATATTTTCTTTACAACCTTTTTTAGAAAGTTATGTAAGCCCACAATATGAAGGTACAGATTTTGATGGTGTGTTTTATAGTTCATATAAAGGAGATGCTTTTACTGAAGATAATGAACACCCTATACACTTAATAGACAAGTATTCTTGTAATAAAAATAATTTTAGATATTTTGGGGTTTCTTTTAATGTTCAATGGTATGATACTGCTACATCTTCTAATTTACAAACTTTTACTGCACCAATTTTAAGCCAACAATATATGGTTTATAATGGTGTAATAGATTATGATTCAGTATTACAATCTATACAAGGTAATTATGGTTTTAACCTGAACAAAGATAAATCAGTATTGAATAACTACTATGGAACTTTAGGTAAATTTTTAAGTGATGCACCTTTAACACAGTATGCTAAATTGACTGACTATGGAACTATATCTTTTTTAAATTGGTTAAATACATCTTCTTATAGTTTTGCAGTAGGAACTATTAATGCAACTTTAAATATGGTTAAGCAAATACAAGTTAAGTTATTTAATAATTTAGGTAATCAAATGGGTGCTTTTAATGTAGAATGCACTACTGCAAATGGTGGTTTTGAATATAATAATGATGATTCTTTAACTAGGGTAATGTATTTTGGTGGTTTTCCTGCAAATTTTGATGGTGCAGGTTATAGTATTTGGAACAACTTTAAAGCTAATACATCTTATTATACTTTAGTTGCTTTTGATGATGAAGATGAAGCTATTAGCCAAACATATACAGTCAATATAATTGGTAATAGTTGTAAAGGTTTTGAAAGCATTAGACTAGCTTGGTTGAATAGCTTTGGAACTTGGGATTATTATACGTTTAAAAAGAAGTCAGTTAAATCTTTACAAACTAATAGAACATCATATACACAACAAAGTGGTACTTGGAATGAAAGTAAATTTAGAATAAGAGGTTACAAAGGTGGTAAGAAAAACTTTAGAGTAAATACTAAACAATTAATAAGTGTAAATACTGACTTTGTAAATGAAGATGAAGCAGTTTGGTTCGAAAACCTAATTAATAGTACAGATGTATATATGTTAAATGGTTATGATGGTGGTACGAGTGATAGTAACTTTGGTATAACAAACAAGTATGTAGAACCTGTATCTGTAACCACATCAAGCTATACTAGAAAGACAAAATCAAATGATAAATTGATTCAATATACATTTCAATTAGAAAAAACACATAATAAAAAATCTCATTCTGTATAATGTCAGTACAATTAATATTATTTCCTCAAAATTATAAAGGTTATTCTGCAACCCAAGTAACCCCTAATAATGAATATGTAGCTGATAAAACACAATTCTTGACTTTGTTAAATCATAGTGGTTATAGTTCTTCAAATGTATATCCTGGAGCAGATGCTATTAATAATGACCTTGCTATATCATCTTGGAAAAGATACAGGTCTTTTTCTAATCCTCAATGGGCAGATGCACCTATGCCTTCTAGAAGTAATGCTAACAGATTAGAATTATACTGTAATTCAGGTACTTCAGCTTCACAAAGTGGAGTGTATCAAAGAATAGTTGGTTTAACCCCTTATGTGAATTATGATTTAAGTATAACAATAACACAAGCTAGTTCAGTTGGTGGTATTATATCAATAGGAACACAAGGTGCAGGAAATATTACTGTAACACCAACAACACTACAAGATGGAACTTTCTACACACCTTTAGGAGCAAGTGCAACAGGAATACAAACTGTTACTTTTCAAGCAGATTCATCTGATGAAATATTATTAGTAAATTATACAAATAGTGGTGGCTCAACAGTACATATAGGAAAAATTAGTATTACAGAATCAGCACAACAACCAACACAAATATTTTCAGACCTAAATGATGGTCAAGTTATATGCGATTTATATGAAGAGGAAGACATACCTTTAAGTCTTTCTGTTGATGACTTTAAAAATGTAGCTGAAAAAGTACAAAGCTATTCAAAGGACTTTAATCTTCCTGCAACAAAAAGAAACAATAAGATATTTAATCAAATATTTGATGTAACTAGAGTTGATGATGGGATTAATTTTAATCCTTATGTAAAGACTAAGTGTGTTTTAAAGCAAGATGGTTACACTTTGTTTGATGGTTTTCTAAGGTTAATAGATATATCTAATAAAGAAGGGGAAATAAGTTATAACGTAAACCTTTATGATGAAGTAATAGCCTTAGCAGATATACTAAAAAATAGAAAATTTCAAGACCTTTCAGGAACTTTTGCAGAGTTAGAACACGATTATAACAAATCTAATATTAAAGCTAGTTGGACAAGTGGAGTAACGTTGACTAACCCTTTAGGTGCTGATTCATTTGCAGGTAACCAAGGAGATACAACAACAGAGGTTATTAAGTACCCTTTTGTTGATTGGACAGGTAATATATCTTTGGCTATAAGCACAAACTTAGGAAGTGGTTCAGGACCTATTAATGGAAGACCTGAATTAGAAAAACTAGAAGATGCTTTCAGACCTTTTATAAATTGTAAATATCTTTTAGACAATATATTTTATAATGCAGATTTTACATATACTTCTAGTTTTTTAAATAGTGATAGGTTTACTAAGTTGTTTATGGACTTTAACTTCACAGGAGAAACACCTAGCGAAACTATGTTGGGGTACTATGGTTTTCAGTCAGGCATAACTACTATAACATCTAACACAACTTATCAAAATATAGCACCATTAAATTACAATGCTTTTACTAATCAAGTTGGTTGGAACAATACCCAAAAGAAATTTGTAGGACAATCAGATAATGTAGGGTATAGAATAGATTATTATATATATTTTAGAGGTCAATCTAATAACACCTTAGACCATAGAATAATAAGAAAAGATAGTGGTGGTAATATAATTCAAACTTATTATAGTAATAGTCTTGCTATTTCTACAGGACAAGTAGTGGTGTGGAATAATTCTTTATATGCTACTATAAACCAAAATGAAACTATAGAATTTCAATTTAAAAGCAGTACTAATAATGGGGTTTCTTTATTCCAAAATGCTGCTAATGGTTCAGAGTTTAATGTTTCTGTAGGTCTTACTACAGTTGTTAATACTACTTTATTAAATAGTAGAAGAGGAGATTTAGGTCAATGGGAGTTTTTAAGTGGTATATTAACAATGTTCAATTTAGTCACTATAAAAGACACTGACAACCCTAAAAACATAATTATAGAACCATATTCTGATGTATTTATAAATCATAGTAATAGTGGTGTTCTTTCTGATTTATCTTTAGCATCAAGAGGAATAAAATATGATTGGACAGAAAAAGTAGATGTAACACAAATAGATTTAAAGCCTTTAGAATTAATAAAACAAACTACATTTAAGTATGAAGAAGATGATGATGATTATGCTTTTAGAATATATAAAGGTGGTACAGGTGGTAAGTTATATGGAGAAAAAATATTTAGAGAACAAAATATGACTTTGTTAGAAGGGGAAGAAGAAATAATAGCTACCCCTTTTGCTGCTACAGTTATTAAACCACTATTTGATAGGTACCCTAACCTATTAACACCATCAGTATACAACAGTAATGATGAACAAACAGAATTTGAAGGTTTTGACAATCTACCTAGAATATTATATAACAATGGGCAAAAAACTATATCAGCTTCATACTATATACCTGAACAAAATGGTTTAACAAGTGAAAACCAATCTAATTTCTTACAGTTTAGTCATTTGTCAGAAATAAACCCAACAACTTCTACAACAGAGGATTACAACTTTGGTGCTAGTCAATTAATACAACCTGCAGGGGTTCCTTTTGTTCCTGCTGCTAACTTGTTTAATTTATATTATGCACCTTATTATAATGAATTGTATGACAGTAATACTAGGGTAATGAAACTAAAAGTAAACCTAACCCCTGCAGATATTAATTCATTTAATTTTTATGATACTGTTATGATTCAAAATCAAGTGTACAGGGTAAATATGATAGAATATAAGCCAAATAATTTATCAACTGTTGAATTTATATTAATAACATAATGCAATTTAAAAAAGGATTAACAATAAAACCTAAAGTAATTAATTCAGTAGGTGAAGTTATTTTTACTGATGGAACCAATGATGTTGTAGCTAATCAAAGAGTTTGTGAAGCCTATGGTTATAGATATAATGCAGGTAAGGGTACTTGTGAAGCATTTATTTATAACACTAAAATAAATCGTACATCTAATGATGTGCACAATATAATAAAAGGTTCTAAAAACACAACTAATTCAGGTACTGAAAATACTTTTGTATTAGGTAAAAACAATACAACATTTGGAGAGAATAAAAACAGTATAGTAGTAGGGGAAAATAATCAAATAGCTAATCAAATAAATAATGCTGCAGTAATTAGTGGTACTTATGCTAAAGCTACAAATCAAGGGGAATTTGTTTTAGGTGGTGGTGGTTTTAATGAAGCAGTAGGAATGGCTCAGACTTCATTTATTCAACAATCAGGAAACACTATAGATGGAACTGAAACTGCTTTACTTGTTCAGTATTTACCCTTAACTTATATACAAAAAGTAGCTAATTCAGTAATAGGTTTTGAAGCTAATGTAATAGGTGTGAACACAGGGGTAGGGGAAGGTAATACAGGAGATTATGGCTATGTTCAAGTAACAGGAGCAGTTAAGTTTACAAATGGACTAGCATCTACATATCATCAAGCTACAACACATATAGTACAATCAGGACATAGTGGAATGAATATTACTGCAGTAATGAAAGATGTGACGGCTACATCATTTGGAATAGCAGTAACAGGATTAGCAGAAACATACATACAATGGACTGCAGATATAAAATTATTTAGAAACAACATACAACAAACTTTTTAAGATATGGCACAAGAAGAAATAGTAATGACAGTGAAAGCAGAGGTTAGCCCTGCTAAAAAACAAGTTGAAGAATTTACTAAATCATTAACCAATGCTGAAAAAGCACAAAAAGAACTTAATGAACAGATAAGCATACAGAATCAGGTTCTTAATGAAATGGAAAAAGAATTAGTAGAATTAAAAGCTACTCAAGATGCTATACCTAAAGGTGCGTTTTATGCAGGTATGGACGACCTTAATAAAAAAATAAAAGAAACTGAAAAAAACATAAAACTTGAAAAATTAGGGTTAAAAGATTTACAAAACCAACAAAAAGATAATAATAGAGAATTAAAAGAGCAAAATAAAGAATTAAAAGAAAATGAAAAGTTAGTAAAAGAAGGCATTGGTAACTTTAGGTTATTTGGTGTTTCGATAAATGATGTAAACAAATCTTTAGGTAGAGTTATACCAACTATAAAAGTAATGTTCGCTACAATTATGAGAGGTATAGCTAGTACAGGGTTAGGTTTGTTTTTAGTTGCTTTAGGCTCTTTAACTACATTTTTTACAAGTACAAAAAGAGGTGCAGATGCTTTATCAGTAGCTTTTGCAGGTATGGGTGCAGCAGTAAATGTTTTAAGAGATAGGGTTTCTCAAGTGGGAGAAAGTTTATTTAATATTTTTAACCAACCATTTAGCAAAACATTATTAGGCATTAAAGATGCTTTTACAGGTATAACAGAAGAAGTTACAAAAGAAGTAGCAATAATGACTGCTCTTGAAACTAGAGTGCAAAAACTTAGAGATGCAGAAATACAATTTACAATACAAAGAGCAGAAACTAGAAAAGAAATAGAAAAAGCTAGATTATTAGCTGAAGATGAAACACAAACACAAGAAGTAAGAATTGAAGCATTAAAAAAGGCTCTTGATTTAGAAAAACAAACAGTAGATACTGAATTAAAACTAGCAAAAGAAAGGGTTGCTATTCAAGAGGAACAAATGGAAACTGCTGAGAATAAAGTTGAAGCAGAAAAACAATTAGCTGATTTTAAAGCTGAAGTATTGAAAGTTGAAACTAGGTCGTTAAGGTTACAAAAAAGGGTACAAACAGAGATAAATGAATTAGAAAGAGAACTACATACAGAAAGAATGCAGCGATTAAAAGAGTTGCAAGATGCTAATAAAGAAAGAACTGATGGTATGGTTGCTTTAGCTAATTTGTTTGAGCAACAAATCAATAAACAAATAGATGGTTATGACAAACTGTTCAAGGCTGCTGATTTTACTTACGCGAAACAAGAAGATTTAGAAATGTCATTGAGGGAATTAGCAGAAAACAGAATAGAATGGGCTGCTATGACTGATAACGAAAGATTAAATCTAGCTAAAAATACTTTGAACGATTTAGGAAAAATAGCAGGGGAAGAAACAGAATTAGGAAAAGCATTAGCAATAACACAAACAACAATAGCAACATATCAATCTGCACAGGAATCATATAAATCTTTATCTGGAATACCTGTTATCGGACCTGCCTTAGGTGGTGTTGCTGCTGCTGCTGCTATAGCTATGGGTTTGAAAAATATACAAGCTATTAGAAGTGCAGGAAAAGATGGGGTTAAAAACACAGGTGGTGTGCCTACACCTAGTATGTCAGGGGGAACACCTGCACCTGAAATGTTAAGTGGTAGATTTGAATTAACCCCACCAACAGAACAACAACCTGTTCAGGCTTATGTAGTTACAGATAACCTAACAGACAATCAGAATAAACTTGCTTATATACGTAGGAGAGCAACAATATAAATCAAACAAATAACAATTAAATCTATTATATATTATGCCTTGTAAAAAATGTGGAAAAAAATGGAAGTGGGGAGAAAATGGAGAGTGTAAATACGATTCTAAAGATGCTTGTGAAAAAGCTAACCCTAAACACTATGAAAGTCTTAAAAACACTAAGATAGTTGAACTAGTAATTAGTGATGATAGTGAAGAACTAACTATAGATGCTATCAGTCTAGTAACAAGTCCTGCTATTGAGCAAGATTTTGTATTCTTCGGTAAAGAAAAAAACAACTTGACTTTTGCTAAAATAGATGAGGAAAAAAGAATGCTAGTTAGTCCTGCATTAATTCCAAACAAACAAATATTTAGATACGACCCAAATACAGATAGTGATTACTATGTATATTTTTCTAAGGACACAGTTAGACAAGCTGCTGAACTTTATTTAAAGCACAACAACCATCATAAAGCTACTTATCAGCACGAAGAAAGAGTATCAGGTGTCTTGACTATTGAAAGTTGGATTAAAGAAGGAGATATGGATAAGTCAAAGATGTATGGTTATGACTTGCCTAACGGAACTTGGTTCGTAAAAATGAAGATAGAGAATGATGAGATGTGGGATAAAATTAAAGGTGGAGAATTGAAAGGTTTAAGTATTGAAGGTTACTTTATAGACAAGATGGAGAAAATGTCTGAAACTATAAAACCAACTAATGAAGAAATACTATCGGCTTTAAATGAAATTATACAAGATATCAAAAATCAAACAAAAGGAAAATAATTCTATTATATAAAAAAAGAACTAACTATGGATTTAAAAAAACAAATATTAGTAGCACTTGGTCTTGATAAGCAAGATGAGGTAGCTTTAGAATATCAAGCAAAATTGGAAGATGGTACTTTAATAGTATCTACTTCTACAAATTTAGAAGCAGGTGTAGACATATCTGTTTTAACTGAAGATGGTTCAACAATGTTACTTCCTGTTGGAGAATACAAGACTGAAGATGGTCAAAGGTTCTCAGTAGAAAAAGATGGGGTAGTTGCTGAATTATATTCTGATGAAGTAGAAAAGGAAACAGAAGGAGAGCCTGTTAATGAGGAAATGGGTGATGACAAAGAAGAAGATGATTACAAAGATGAAGCTGATGTAGGAGATTGGGCAGGTATGGAAAAACGTATCAAGAACCTTGAAGATGCAATAGCTGATTTAAAGAAAGACAAAGTAGGGAATGATGAAGTTGAAGAATCTGATGTAGAAATGGACTCTGATACAGAACCTACTCCTAAGAAAGTAAAAACTACAGAGGAAATAGAATTTGAATATCAAGCTAAGATTGAAGAATTAAAATCTAAGGTTGTTGAGTTATCTAACCAACCTGCTGATACCCCTGTAGATACTAATAAATTTAGCACAAACAAAAAAGATTCTACTCCTGATTTGAGAAAAATGACAAAAAGGGAAAGAATTCTTTACAATTTAACTAATAATTAATTTAAAAAAATAAAAAAATGAGTTTTACAGTAACTAGTAACTATGCAGGTAAGGCAGCAGGGTTTTATATCTCTGCAGCACTTAAAGAAGCAACTTCTTTAGACCACTTAACTGTTTTACAAAATATCAAGTATAAAGAAAACTTACAAAAAGTAGCAGGTTCTAATTTAGTTAGAAATGCTGATTGTAATTTTACAGACCACGGAACACTTGCTTTAACAGAAAGTATCTTAACACCAAAGAACTTACAAATTAATATGCAAACTTGTAAGGACACACTTTTATCTTCTTGGGAAGCTGATACAATGAGAGCAGGTGCTATGAATAACAATGCTCCTAAATTTGAAGATTATGTTATTTCATACTTCACACAACATATTGCTGATGCAGTTGAATCTTCAGTATGGACTGGTGTTGGTGCAACTAATGGACAATTTACAGGGTTTTTAACTGCTACAACAGGTGCTTTTGCTACAGGGGGTGCAGTACAAGTAAATAATGTAGGTGGTGCAGGTACGGCTTATACTGCTGCAAATATTATTGCTAACTTACAATCTATAGCTGCTGCAATTCCTTCTAATATTTATGGAAAAGAAGATTTAAGAATTTACATGAATTGGAAGACTTACAGATTATATGTTTCAGCAATCTCAGCTTTAGGATATGTAAATATGTATTCAATGAATAACGACTATGAAGCTACTTTTGAAGGTATTAAATTAGCAGTTGTTTATGGAATGCCTGATAATAAATTAGCTGCTGCACAAGTATCTAACTTATTCTTTGGAACTGACCTGTTAAGCGATACGACACAAGTAAAAATGCTTGATATGTCTCCACTAGATGGAAGTGAGAATTTAAGATTTGTTGCTAAGTATTCTGCAGGTGTACAAGTAGGTATCGGTGCTGAAGCAGTACAACAAGACTAATAACTAATTATATGGAGAGAGGGTTTTTCCCTCTTTCCTTAACTTTTAAAACATAAAATAAATGGCTTGTGATTTAACTAAAGGTAGAGGAATTCCTTGTAGGAATTTAATCGGTGGTGTTAAGTATATTTATTTTGGTCAATTTGATGAGATATCTGCTATTACTACTGTAGCTTCTGAAGTAACTGATATAGAAATGGGTAGTAATACTTTATTTAGATATTCAGTTAGAAGGGGTAATGCAAGTGTAACAGAAACTATCACAGGTTCTACAGAGAATGGTACAGTTGTGTATGCACCATCATTAAATGTAAAATTAACAGGACTTAGTAAGGCAGACCAAAACGAATTAAAACTTATAGCACAAAATAGACTTGTTTGTTTTGTTCAATTAAATCAAACATTATCAACTAATGACCATAATGTAATATTATGTTTAGGTGCAACTAATGGGTTAGACCTCAATACAGGTACTAATCAATCAGGTGCTGCTTTTTCAGACCTCAATGGATACGATTGGACACTAGAAGGACAAGAATTTGCACCAATGCAAACTGTAGCAGACTATACAACTGTTCCATTTGACAATACTGCATTTACTATGGGAACTATTGTAACTTCTTAATCAGATTTTACATATAAATTTAAAGGAACTACTTCGGTAGTTCTTTTTTTTTCCAAACAAAATCAATGTTTTTCTATTATATAATATGATACACGGACAATACGGACAACCTTATACTTTTTACACTACGACTGAGGAAAAAAGAATAAACAAAACAGTACCTAGTTCACAGATAAGGTTTTTGTTCAAGTTTACTAATGGTATGGATAGGAATGTGGTTTATGCTTATGGGCAGAATCAGTTAGTAAACAACAGATACACAAAAGTTAGTATGACACCTAATACAACAGAAAATGTATTTACAGGAAATATTGACTTTATGCCTAATGGATATTGGGAGTATGAGGTCTATGAAGTAAGTTGGCAGGGTTCTAGTGTGGTTTTAGGAACAGGAACTGCACCAATAAATGAAACAGATGTACTTAGTCCTGCTGCAAATACAAAAGGAGTAGTACAAGGAAGGGTAGAGATAGGAAAGCTATACATTACAGAAGCAACAGGACAAGAAGAAGTACAATATCAAGAATATGTTAAACCAACACAAACAAATTATATATACGTAAGTTAAAAATAAAAAAAATGGGAATAAAAAATACACAAGCATTATTAAATGAACAATTAGGTCAATTAGGGGGGGTAGAAATATTTACAACTGCTGCACAAACAGGTAAAGATTACTATGCTATTTACTTTGTAAAAGAAAGTGTAATAGGTACTATCACTATGACTAATTCAACAGGTTCTAGTGCTTTACACACAACTGTACCTGCGGGTATGACTTTGTTTGGTAAAGTAACTGCTATTACACTTACAAGTGGTTTAGCTATTGCATACAAAAACTAAGAAATGAAATTAGCATTAGGACTATCTTTACCTACAAGTAACAAGGGAGGTCTTACACCTATACAAATACAGGTTAATGACTTTGAAGCAAGAGTTATTGCTGATGGTGGAGTATTTGAAGCTAAGGCTTGTTTAGTAGACCAATTAAAAAAATTAAATAATATAGCATGAGTTTATTAGATGATGTAAGTATTGTAGTAACTCCTAACGGATATAAGGCAGGAACTTTGTATGGTGTTTTACCAACAGCTACTGAAAGTTCAGAACTGATAACTTGTGGAGATTTTGCTTGTGCAGACCCTAATGCTGCTTGGACAAGAGGAACAGGAACAACAATATCAAGTGGGGTTGCTAATATAACAATAGCTTCATCAGGTAGTAGTCCATTATCACAAACAGGTGGTATTTTTGTTTCAGGAAAAAGATTTAAAGTTACATTTACTATATCTAATTATTCTAGTGGTAGTATAGCAGTTAGTAACATATCTCCTACAACATATAGAAGTGCAAATGGAACTTATACTTTAGATGGAATAGGTGCAGGTGGAGATTTTTTATTTTTTTCTAGTGGTTTTGTAGGTAGTGTAGACAATATATCTGTAATAGAAGTTACAAATTCAGATATGGATGTTACTAGAGCAACTGCTGCTACAAGAGTAGATGAGAATGGTTTAGTAAATTATGCTCAAGTTGTAGGTAGTGAAGTAGTAATTAATGGGGATTTTGACACAGATAGTAATTGGG